CTCTTCCGATCTTACGTGGTATTGTTATGTTGCTGAACCCACAGGTCATAGTGGAAGTGGGCACCAGTTCTGGTTTGGGTACATATACACTGGCCTCTGCACAAACTGAGGGCGCTACGCACACCTTTGATCTCTTGCCCTGGAATCAATTTTCCAGCTATTTGACCCAAGAATTCATGGATAGTCAGAATGTCACACAGCACCTAGCTGACCTACAAGATCCCACGGTATTTGAGCAGTACAGAGACTTGTTAACATCGGCACACTTGATCTTCTGTGACGGACCCAAAGATCAAAGATTTGAGCCCGCATTTTTACAGCTATTAGCCACATTAAAGCCCACGGGTCAGCCCAGATTGCTGGTCATGGACGATATCAGATTTGATCACATGTGCACCACTTGGCGCAGTATTAAAAGCCCCAAACTAGACATCACCAGCTTTGGACATTGGAGCGGTACTGGCATAGTGGACATCACACAGGGTCTATTATTAGGTTAACAGTCCGCGGGGCCAACATCAGTTCGATCAGTGTCCTGGGGCCAACGCAGTAAGAGTTCAGCATACACACGTTGATCCACACTCCACTGTCCGTTGCCCAGATATTCACAGCCCATGCCCCGCCAAGATCCTAACCAGGACTTGACAGCCTGCGTGGGTGTATTCTGCGCTATGATCCAAGTACGACTTTGCAGACTGGGATCCCACTCTATGCGCTCGATATGCCAACTGTCCATATTATTATTCCCCCGTATATATTATATTATATAGTATAACTGAAGAAGCTTTACTCAGCAACCTCTGAGGCATTATAAGTGCTCCAACCCACAACAGCTCCAAATGCCGCTGAGACCAATAAGTTAGGCGCCCATATGGTCTGTATGATGTTGTTCACAGCCGCACCCGTGAACAAAGCAGTGAACAGTCTATCCGTATGAGCCCGTTGTTCAACTGTATATTCGGGACGTAGTACATAGAGATAGTAGAGTTTAGCTAGATTAGTGCCAGTGAATCCCAAAGGATTGAGTTCTCTACCTCCCTGTGCCAAACCCATGCCCGTGGTAACAACATCCAATAAGGCAGCATTTTCAACAGTGAGTCTGGGTACGTTTAAACTAGTGCAACCACTTAAACTGATGGCAGTGAAAATCAATATAGCGGAGATCAATTTCATATATAATGTAAGCCCTGTGTATATACACACTACTTATTGACCCTAAGCGCGGCAGCGCAGAAAACACAGACAGCTCAATGAGCACACTATACACATACTCTATATATACACTATATACACTATCAAGCAGAATACCCCGCTGTAGCATATCCCAGAATATTTGGGTGCGTGATATATTACGCACAATACCCCGCTATAGCCATCCCACGTAAGCGAATACCCCGCTGTGCAAGTATAGAGAATTCACTGTAGAGAACTGTGGGACTATGGTGGGGGAACTGTGGGAGATTGGTGGAAGAATGGTTGGCACCATTTGAGCATAGCCTCTCATCCCCACGGCCTTCATCCTAGATTCACAGTAAAAAACTGGGCCAAAACTGCAGGAAAACTCCAAAAATCTCCCAGAATCCACCAGAATTCACGGTCATTTCTCAGGGTTTTTCACTGTTTTTGGTTGTGTTTTTTCCAGGGTGAGTGTATAATAAGTACATAGTGTAGTGCATATATAGTAGATATACAGTGCGTATACCGTGGGACTCTAGCTCATGTTGGTTAGAGCAGCGGACTCATAATCCGTTGGTGCTGTGTTCGACTCACAGGAGTCCCACCATACTATACTGTAGATCTATATATAGTGTATATAGTGAGTTATAGTGTAAACCCGAGGATGCAGGATAGATACTACAGTTAGAGATCAGGAGCTAGAAGTCTGGGAGATCTTGAATGGTAGTTGAGGGGAGTCGTAGACAAACCGTTACTGCGCCAAACTGATAACCGTTTACTTCTAGTGGTTAGGGCTCATTATCGAGAGATAATAGGAATAAGTCAGCGGGGATTATATAACGACACCTGCGTATATATAATACTGATCGTGGGGATAATGGTGTGATAATCATTATCCCCATTATCTTGTGTATATACAGATAACGATTATCCTATTATAGTGTTATGTTAACCGCGGAGTGCCGACGGGTGTGGCTTTATATACACACAATCTTTGTAGGGTTTTGGATTGACATTTTGGGCTCGTGAGACTATAATACATATATGTTCAACACACTAGGAGCTCCAATGCTTACAAACGCACAAAGCCTGCAAATAAACGAGACCTCTGTATATACACTGGACTATGAGGCGGAAGCCCTTGCCAGCTATGAGGCTACGGGGGACGACCTCATGGACCAGCTAGAGGACAGAGCAGACTGTGAGATACTCCGTGAGACCGGGTATACTGCCCGTGAGGATTTGGGAGGTCTCACTGTATATTTTAAAGGTGAGAAGCTGGTAGCGTTCTACGACTACGAGCAGTTCCGCGGTACCGTGTTCTAAAAGCCACAGCTAAAGGCCCTATATAGTGTAGGGTCTTTGGTTGACATTTTGGTAAAATCACTGTATAATACACACATGAACACAAAAAACACCGTCCGCAAAAAGAGAGCAGATCGCAATCATATTATATATGAGTTGGTGGTCAATGGCTTGAACTACATTGGAGTCACAGCTAAGACTGAGTCTACAGTGAACAAGAGCGTTTTGGCTCGTGCGGCCAAGCACTTCTATCGTGCTAAGAAAGAGAACAAAGACTGGTCATTGTGTGTTGCTCTGCGTGAGCTCAACGACAAGTCGGAGATTGAAGTATATGTACACGAGATCGTCCGTGGCAAAGCGGCGGCTCATAAGAGGGAAGTTGAGCTACGCAGACAGCTCAAGCCCGCATTGAACACAGATACCCGTGGAGATTGAACGGGCTTTGGTTGACACTGTGGTAAAACCATGTTATAATAGAGGCATACACTAAGGAGGATAGGATATGTTTACAGTAGAACTTTACAAAGCAGATCGTCGTGTTCGGGGCGGCCTGCGACTGGATCGCAAAGTAGATCACAGTACCGCAGACCGCGGTGCCTTAGAGGCTGTATACAGTGAGAAGTATCCCGCCAGCAAGGGCTATAGCTTCAAGATCTTCGAGACCTTTGTGACTCGCACCAACATGATGGGCGGTCGGGAGTACCAAGAACGCTATGATACTCCCCGTCATTGCAGTCCCAGTTCCGAAGCTTACTGGAGTATGTGACATGACCAAATGGGAATGCCAGATGTTCTACGGTAAGAAACTGTACACGGGCCACTATTGGAGCGATGAACTCAGCTTGGCCCGTGCCCGTAAGCGGGTTGCAGAATTACAACGGTATCACCCTAGTATGCGATTTGTCTTGACAGATTGGCAAGAAGGTCGTATAATTGACTTACACACTAACACTAAGGAGCAAGCATGAGCATTCAAACAGTGACAGCAGAGATCATTTCGGGCAAGTTCACCAACGAGGAACTGAGTTCCCTGATCGACTCAATCAAGTACGCTAGGGCACGATTGGGCAAGGCGGCCATCCGTGCGTTGAACATTGGTGACACGGTCAGCTTTAATAGCGCCAAGCAGGGTTGTGTGGTCAAGGGCACTGTGACTAAGATCGCTATCAAGTATGTCACAGTTCGAACCAATGCTGGTCTGTGGAAAGTGCCTGCTAACATGCTCACAGTGGTAGAGGACGAGTGGACACCCGATAACGCAGACTTCTGCGATCCCGGCTCACGTCATCACTATTGATCAAGGAGCAGATATGAACTTCAGAGTTTGGTGTTGCCAAAAGTGGTACGAGCACTGTGATGAAGTAGAGGCTTGGACCGGACGCAGACCACAGTACTTGTCCAAAGAGTACTTTGCAACCTACAAATGGTGGCTACGCAGAGAGTACCTAGCCAATAACCCTAGAAGCTAATGGGTCTTTGGTTGACAAAGTGGTAAAACCACTGTATAATAGACACATACACTAACAAGGAGCAACAATGACACGCTTTTACACTAACATGCTTTTGGAACTGGTCGAGGACGGCATGCTCGGCAAGGACGATGTTATCATGGCCTGCGTCAAGTACATGAGCGAAGATGACGTCAAAGACATGATGCAGTGCAACGAGTTCATCGAGCCCGAGGACGATGAGCCCGATGTAGACGAAGCCACCGAGTGGGCTGACTTTGACGCAGATTGCTAAGGAGCAGACGATGACACGCTATTACGACGAACTGGCAGTTTACGAGCGAAATGGCTTTGACGTCATTGTAGACAAGACCTATGAAGACTTGCATCCCAAAGACTGTTTTGACGACACCCAGTTTGATATCGCAGAGATGTGCCACAACATTGAACACGGGAATCTTGACTGGTTCATGCTCCGTGTCCGAGTTATGGTTGAGAACATCGAACTCAGTTCGCAGTTCCTGGGTGGATGCTTATACGAAGACGCCCGAGAGGTCCTTACTGACGGGACTGCCGAAGACCTCATTGATCAAGCGATGGTAGAGGCCAAGCGGGATGTCTATAGACTGTATAAGAAGTTCCAGGACATCAGCTGGGAACTTGACGCAGAAGGTGTAGAAGCATGAAGTTGAATGAAGTACTACAGTGGGCAGGGACTGCCTGCTTTTTGGTTATGTATACTACAATGAGCTTCTTCAAAGAACAGCACCTTCTACAGTTGACCGCAGGGTGCCTAGGTGGTGCACTGTTTTTGGTGTGGAGTTTGCGTGTGGCAAATAAACAACAGACCATTGTTAACGTTACAGGAGTAACCATAACGCTGGTAGGGTTATACAAAGCACTTGGTTGACAAAGTGGTAAAACCTTGCTATAATTAGCACATGGACAGTTAGAAAAGAGTTAGAGGTTACCTAGTCCGCTAGGGGTGAACGAAAAGGCGATCGCGTAGCAGAAATGCTCGGCCTTGATACCCATGAAGCAGGGGGGTCCTAGAGTATGGCGAGACACCATCGAGCCAAAGGGCAAGGACTATTAAACTCCGGGGATGCGGCGGAACAACTAGGAAGTAATGACTTGTAGGACCGATATGTGGTGTTGAGGTCTAAACATAGTTCCTTTAATTCTTTTCTAACTGTCCATTAGGGGTTGACAGTCTGGTAAAACCGTGTTATAATACATACTTACACACAGCAACTAGGAGCAAAGATGAAAGCACTACAAGAGTTCATTGCACAGAAGAATCACTGGAACAGCTTCTTCAAAGGCGAGCAATACGAGATTCAAACAGCCCGCGGTCGTCAGCGTGTCGCAGACATGATTGATGCGGCCCTTAGCCCTGAGAACTTGACCTGCGATGGGGAACTTCCTCGCGCAGAGGTCAATCGGAGATATAAGGAGCTGATGACTGCGGCTCGTCAGTTGAAGAAGTTGGACCCTGCTGTTACATTTTACGAGTGGGAAGAGGAGATCTAAGATGACCAGAGAAGAACTTATTGACGAAGTGCTTAACCAGATAGCACAAGACATAAGCAATAGTGACTTCACAGCTATTGTAGAACTGTTGAGCGATGTACCTGACAACAAGTTGAAATCATTCTTATCGGAGGTTCCTAATGCCTAATTGGTGCAACAACACGGTAGAGATCTACCACGATGACCCTAAGATGCTTGAGCGTGTGCGTACAGCGTTCAATGGTGAAGGCTTGCTAGGAGAGTTCATCCCAGTGCCTAAAGAGTTAAGTGACGCTGTAAGTCCCAACAATACCAACGCAGATGAACTGCGTGAGAAGTATGGATACGCAGACTGGTACTCATTCTGCGTCAATGAGTGGGGTACTAAGTGGGAGATCGGTGCTGATGGTTATCCCGCACAGGACATCGATGGTGGCCTCCGTTTGGTATTCGACAGTGCCTGGGCTCCTCCCTGTGCAGCCTACGAGAAGCTACAGGCCATGGGCTTCCGAATCTACGCAATGTACAACGAGTGCGGTATGTGCTTTGCTGGTATTTGGGACAACGGTGATGACGACTATTACGAGTACGGTGATATGAACTCGGAGGAAGTAGCGGCCACCCTGCCTAGGGAGCTTGACGAAGAGTTCTGTATCTCAGAGACCATGGCTGAGTACGAGGCAGAGAATCAAGAGATTGATCTCGACGATGGACTGAGTGCCACCAACGAGTAATCAAGAATAACCCTACTAGCTGTAGGGTCTTCGGTTGACCGTTTTGCAAAAGTTTGCTATAATACGCATACACTAAACAAAAAGGAGCTCACATGTTAGCAAATAAACACATTGTCGCTATTAATCAGTTAATGCTTAATACAACTGCAGAATATATTAACTGTTTTGCCAAAGACGAATCTGATATTGATCAGTTTAAAATGTATACTAGCGATATTGCACATAATATCGCCGCATTAGATGTTTTTAATAATACATTTGATGCCCAGCAACTACACGATAATATTATGCAACAGGATACTCTTGTACGCGAGTTTTATATTAGTGTGTTATTATATATTGAGAATAATAAGTTAATACCCGCTAAAATGTTTTGTTGTAATTAAACAACAACAAAGACCCTACAACACATAGGGTCTTTGGTTGACAATTTGGTAAAACCACTGTATAATTAGCACATACACTAAAAAGGAGCTTATATGACAGAATCTACTAAAGACAAACTTACTAGCTTAATGTTGCAAATGCAAGAGATCCTCATGGAAGAGTACGAGGATAACACCGACATACAAGACGCATTTAATGCGTTGGCAAGTGCGTTTGATTACTATGTAGAGGATGAGGAATAATTATGCTAGACATAAGCAGGGTTTTTAAAGTTTACAACGGCCGGGCCAACTCTTGTTGCTGTGGCTGTTCCGGCAAGTATGCCACAGCGTCTGCACATAAAGCATTTGCAGACCAAGACCGTGGCTATGTTGTCGACGACGTCAACGATGAGACTGTGCGCAAGATCGTTGGCAAGATTCTAAGTGCCGCTAATCCCAAAGACGAGGGAGATCATGTCCACGCAACTGTGGGCAAGCGGTTGTTGGTTGCTTACTACAAATAAGGACTAGAGATGATTACAGCATATAAGATCAACAAGCTGGGCAACCTCAGCACTATACAGCTGAACCAAGCCATCCGACGCAATGGTCATGCAGACTCATTCAAAGCCGGCAAGTTCCTGGGCATCACTAATGGCAAACAGTTTGTCTACGAAGTGTTGTATTTTGACACAGACGAGGGCGAGGACTGCTATACTAAGATCTTTGTAGATCTCAATGAAAGCGAAGAAGCTGTGGCAAACTACTAAAAAGTGGTTGACACATTGGTAAAACCGTGTTATAATTAACACTTACACAAACACACTAGGAGCACTAAATGGCAACACGAAGCACTATCGCATTAGAGTTCGCAGACGGTACAGTACAGCAGGTCTACTGTCACTGGGATGGCTACTTGGAACACAATGGCAAGATCCTCAAAGAACACTACAGCGACCCGTTCAAACTGCGTGACTTGATTGACTTGGGCAGTATCAGTTCTCTGCAACCAGAGATCGGTGAGAAGCACGCCTTCAGTCACTTTGACGCAGATATCTCGAAAGAAGACTATTACGCACAATTTGGCAAGATGACTACATTCTACGCTCGTGAGCGTGGTGAAGAAGTCGTTGTCAACAAGTTCAAAGACATCCAAGACTATCGTGACAATGTCTACGGTGAAGAGTACGACTATATCCTGTGTCAGCGAGAAGGCCGGGCTCAATGGTTTGTACGCTACCATGCCACAGACCATAACTGGGTGCCAATTGAGTTTGAACTTGAAAAATTTGCAATTGAAACGGAGAATGTATAATGAGCGTTATGAAAGACTTGGCCTACGACATTGAGCAACTGTACATTGACGGCTTCAACAGCCGAGCAATCGCAGAAGAACTAGGGTGCCCCATTGAAGTTGTATTGGGTGCATTGGCGGCAATGAATGTGGCAGATGCGCCACAGGAGGATGAAGTATACAGTCCATACCACGGAGCCTAAGTTCAAAAAACGGTTGACATCACCGTCCAAAGATGTTACAATAATATTAATGCGAAATGGTTTCGCAGGTACACACAGACATTCACATACAAAGGAGATTATATGTCTAAATCATTTACACACGCTGGTGTTTCTAAACTCGACGGTGAGTTCAAAGTTCGCTTTGCCAATGACTCATTGCGCACCAAGGTCTTGATCAAGAACGGTCACACCGACATCGATATCATCGAGTTGAAGACTGCTATGACCAAAGAAGAAGCTGTTGCCTATTTGCTCAGCATCGACTTTGACAACGGCAACACAGAAGTCCGTGCTGCATTGGAAGCCGAACAAGGCAAGCGCACAGAGACTCCCAAGGCAGCCAAGCCCCCCAAAGCAGCCAAGCCTAAGAAGTCCACTCCATCATTGGATGCCATTGCCGCTCGCGCCAAGGCCACCAAGACTCCACCTAAGAGCACCGTGAGCAAAGCCCAAGTTGAAGCACAACTGGCTGACATGGACGACGCTCCTTATTGATTAACCCCCTGCAGTGTGCGTAGCGGCAGTGTCAATAAGTCCGCTTCGATAAGCTACTGCGGGGTATTTGGGAATCATATGAAAGTTTTAGCTGCAATTGGTATTTTATTATTGTTGGCCCTAGTTATAGTATTAGGACCATGGGCTGTTGTATGGGCCATCAATGTGTTCGGTGCAACCTTTTGGCCCACAGTGGTATTGCCCTATAATTTAGAAACCTGGGGTGCTGTGGTCATCATCGGCATAGCAATTAACGGTCGTCACATTCGCGTAAAGGTAGACAAATGAGCAGATTAGATTACATCGGTCGTCCTTGGGTTGCATTTGAAGCAACTAACAGAGAACATCGCAAATGGTTTGCTGAGTTCCAAAAGTCGGGTACATGGGGCCGTTGCCCAGTTCGATTCATTGTCAGCGATGATCACGGCGATTTGGTTACAATGATCCAACGTCGATTGATCAATCATTATGTAAACAAAGAATTTGGCAAAATTGCCGCTTGACATTGATTACAGATATATGTATACTTGTTATTAACTGTTAACACAGTATAAAAACAAGGAAAACAAAATGAAACATTTCAATCCAGAAACTAAGACATTCAAGTTGTTCAACGCTATGTACAACGGTGAAGCCGTTACAGCAAGCCAAGCAGAAAAGCGTTTTGGCATCAAGAACATCAGCGCAGAAGTAAGCCGCATCCGTCAAAACGGTTACGCTGTCTACGCCAACACCCGTGTCGCTGGTAATAACGTCAAGGTTACAGAATATGTAATCGGCAAGCCAAGCCGTGCAATCGTTGCCGCTGGTTACAAGGCCTTGGCCGCTGGTCTAGTCTAAGAGTTCGCTCCGAAGTCCTGGGGGTAGTGTCCCAGGCAAACCCCCGAACCCTGCCTATCGTGAGATACGCGGGGTTCACCTATATCCCTACTGGTTGACGGGTTTCTATTTTGGTGTTATAATAATGACATACACTACAGAGAGCAGGACATGGAATATTATGTTGAGGCAGGTCCAAAGACCAAAAAGTTCATAGAAGCCCTGCTACCGTCGATGTTAGAACAGCTCAAGCTGACACGGAGTCGTCAACTCCTGCACATCATCGTAGACCGGGACATTGATCACTTGGCAGAGACCATTCCATTGCCGGGCATTGGCACCGTGCTTGTGGTACTCAAGCCCACTCGCAGGCTATTAGATCTGGGCATCACACTGGCACACGAGCTGACCCATGTAGCGCAGTTTGCCAAAGGCACACTACAGGTCACACCCAAAGGCAAGCGGTGGAAGGGCAAATTCTACGGCAATGATGTGGCATATCTACAACAGCCCTGGGAGATTGATGCGTTCTCTAAGCAAGAGCTGATCTTCCGCAGAGCTATAGAATAACCCTACTGGTTGACAGGTCTTCCAAAAGACGCTATAATACATACATAGACAACAAGGAGCACAGTATGACAGACACACAAATTATCGTAACCGCAGTAGTTGTAGTAATCATCTTTGCCGTTAAGGTTTGGATCCTCACTAAAATCTAAGGAGTCTGTTATGGCCTACACTGTCTTCAAACACAATCAGGAATTCACAGCCCGTAAGGGTCTAGAAGGTCCTTTCCACTATCCCAATGGTCGTGTTCTGTACTACGATCCAAAGGCGGGAGAGTATTGGGATCCACGCACAGACTTCTATGTTCCCAACGATGAAGTCAGTGAACTCCAAAACAGTTTTTTTGATTTGATTAAAAATGCCTAAGTACTACATCTACCAAGAGACCACAGAGTGGGATGGCGGCCAAAGCGGCAACCACATCTACATCTTCAAGACTCAACCAACTGGCCGTAGCGCAGATGCCGTGGCATTCATTCCGCAAGGGCAGACACAGGTACAGAAGTTCAAGAAGCCCTATAAACTAGATCTGCGTGGTCGAACCTTCGAGGCACTGGTATGACAGTTGAACTCCGCATCGTTGACAAAGATGTTAACCCACTAGAGCTGATGATTGTACACGATGACCTCAAGGCCAAGGGTGTCAGGTACGCCAGCGTCTACAAAGGCAATGACTGCATCTGGGTTAACTACAATCTAATTGATGCCTATTACATCTTTAAGAACAGTCAGCTGGTAGACGTACAGTACGATTGAGTGTTGTAAAAATACCACACCACGTAAAGCCCTTAGAGGTTGACATGTTATCCAAAAGGCGTTATAATACATACATAGACACTAAGGAGCACACAATGGCTAAACTCTTAATCACTACACAGACTTATGAGAACTACGGCGACATCGCCCAGCCCTACTGGAAGCCCAAAGGTGGCAGTGACTATGTGGTCAAGAAGGTCAACGTCAACAAGGTCACAGAGACTGTGATGGGCCTGCGCGGTCAGATTGAGTGCGACAACGAATACTATCGTGAGCACATCCTAGGTTGGGAGATTGTCTCAGACGACTACTTGACAGAGTTTGAGCAGTCGCAGTTGGACTACGAAGGTCAGATCCGCTTCCCTGCTAAAGAGTTGGTTTGGTAATAGCCCTAGTGGTTGACAGGGCTTTGAAATCCTGTTATAATACACACATACACTAAACAGGAGCAATGATGTTAGCAGAAATTACACAACACGGTTTCTATGATGAGCGTCACGGTGGTCCATATGATCGTGGTACCGCAGACAGCTACTATATGAGAGAGTTCAATCCGCACTACTTTGTAGGCGATACCTACAAGAGCCCAAAGATTGAGATGGCGCAGATGACTGCCGCAGAGATTGTGGCCTACACCGCAGGCTATACCAACAACGAAGCTAACGGCGATCACAAGGAATGGTAATACCCCTAGGGGTTGACAGGTCTTTGTAATCGTGTTATAATACACACTTAAACACTAAAAGGAAACACAACATGGCAGCAACTAAAAGCAAGGCCCCCGGCAAAGGCTCTACAGTACTAGAGTTTGACACAGACGCTATTAAGGCCCTTGAGAAGAAGGTAGCCAAAGAGACAGATCAAGAGATCCTTGATCGATTGGCCGAGCGCTTTGAGATCTTAGACGAGATGACCAAAGCAGTTAAGACTGGTGATGTACGTGCCATGATTGTGTCAGGTCCACCTGGCGTGGGCAAGAGCCACGGTGTTGAGACAGTACTCCAAAAGGCTGACATCTTCAATACATTGGCCGAGCGTAAGCCCAAGTACGAAGTGGTCAAAGGCGCTATGAGTGCCATCGGCCTGTACGCTAAGTTGTACGAGTTCAGCGACGTTGGTAACGTTGTAGTGTTCGACGACTGTGACTCAATCTTGATGGAAGACCTGAGCTTGAACATCTTGAAGGGTGCTTTGGACAGCAGTGAGCGTCGTTTCATCAGCTGGAACACAGACAGCAGACTGTTGCGTTCAGAAGGTATTCCAGATCGCTTTGAGTTCAAGGGTGCCGCGATCTTCATCACTAATATTAAGTTCGAGCACGTTCGCAGTAAGAAGCTCCGTGACCACTTGGATGCTTTGGAAAGCCGTTGCCACTACATTGACCTGCAGATGGACACACAACGAGAGAAGATCCTGCGTATCAAGCAGATCGTGCCCACCATGTTGGCTCGCTACGAGTTTGAGCAATGTGTGCAAGACGAGTTGGTTGAGTTTGTAGAAGCTAACCAAGACAAGCTTCGCGAGTTGAGTCTCCGTATGGTACTCAAGCTAGCAGATCTGCGCAAGGCGTTTCCACGTAACTGGACAGCAATGGCCAAGACTACATGTATGAAACGAGCGTAAATGATCCAACGCTTAGTACTGTATGCGACCCTGGGCTTCTTATTGAATGCCCTAGGGCAGAGCGCCTTTGACTGGGGCTTTTGGTGTGTGCTGGCCTTGTTTGTATGCGGCGATGTCATAGCCCGTAAAGAAGGACAAGAGCACGGCATCTGGATAACCATTACACTCCCCGCTGAGAAATTAGCAGAGCTTAAACGACAATTAGACAAAGACATCAAGGACGCAGAGCAATGACTATTAACAAATGCACATACCTAGGCGCGAGTACCACACCATGTGGATGCGCCACAGTAGAGGGCCGTAGCTATTGCGCAGAGCACTTGTTCAAAGTCTACAAGCAGGGCACAACCCGTGCCAAGCGCAAGAAAGAACTACAGACCGTGGACAAGGTACGTATCGTACAAGAGCTACTCAATGATGCCATTGCAGAGTTGGAAGCCGAAGGTTATGACTGTTATGCCGAACGCGAACTGGACCTAGAAGAACTATGAACGACAACGATAAGAACAACTTGGTATTCCTAATGAACCTCAGCCCCCAAGCATTCCGTGAGTGGTTTGCGCAGGCCAGCATGGATGACATTGATTATGCAGAAGAACTCATAGCACAGGCACAGATCTTGGCCATTGATGCCCGTGTGGCACAATTGCCACAGTACCGAGAAGCTGAAGAAGTTCTAAAACCCTTTTTATTGTAGGGTCTTTGGTTGACCATTTGGCTTAGTGACATTATAATACAAGCATACACTAACAAGGAGCTCCAAATGGGACAATACGCAAATACAGTTAACGCATACGCACAAGACGAAGCCCGTGTTCGCGTTTACAAAACAAAACGCATTTATAACAGTTTCGGTCAGACCGCCTATATGTTAAATGTTAGCAGTAACAAATTCCGCACAGACATTGCTAAAAAAGCAGACAAGCTCGTTGTTAAATTACAACAACAGCGTGTGGCAGAATTACAACAAGAGTTAGCCAAGCTAACAGCGTAAAGTCCCGAGGCCCTGTAGGGTCTTTGGTTGACAACTTCGGTAAAACCAGTTATAATACACACATACACTAAACAGGAGCACTAAATGGCTAAGACACTTAAAGACATAGACAGCAATGCACTAGGCGACCACCTCGAGGACTTCTGCAACGAGAGCTTGAACAAGAAGCTCCGCAAGTTCCTAGTTCTAGACAGCCCGTCTAACATTGAAGACATCCTGGCTAAGGCAGAGTTCGAGGATGTAGAGGACATAGACGTCCGGGTGGGCATTGCAGTGGCAGAAGCTACATTGTTGGAAGTTAACAAGGTGCTCAAAGCACAGGGCATAGACTTCGAGTTCCGCAGGTTTGACATGGTAGAGTACGAGACTTATATGTTAGTAAACACTAACGATAAGAAGCTCGAGGCAGTGGCACAACGGGTGCGGGCTAGCTAAAGACCCTAGGCCCTCTAGGGCTTTTGGTTGACACTTTGGTAAAACGGCAGTATAATACATACATACACTAACACACTAGGAGCACACAATGATCAAGCAAGGCGAGATTGTAGTTTACAAGAACTTGGGCACATACCAACTCATCATAGAGGACTTCCGTCCGCAACATGACATTGAGCGGTACTACCAAGTCCGCCACTTCTCAGGTTTAGAAGTTCAGGCAGACACTATCAAAGAAGCTAAGAAGTGCCTCGAGGACTTTGAGAGAGTGGCACAAGAGATACAGGGTGCCATTAACAAGCTAACACGCTATGGATACCGCGTGTTCAAAGATGTGACAGAAAGAGGTTGACAGGTTGGTAAAACCGTGTTATAATACACACATAAACAAATAAAAGGACACAAGATGAAACAAGTACAAAGAGCTTCAAGCACAGGTGGAACTATCACAGAGTTCTTCGACGAAGACGGTCGCTTAGTAAAGACTGTACACACAGCAGGCAAACAATACAGCGGTAAGATCGCCGCACAAGAATCTAAATTAACTAAAGGAAAATGAAAATGAACAAGTATCAGAAACAAGCTATCCTAGACATGGTCAAAGTCTCCGCAGTCATACTTGGTGCAATTGCAGTCATAGGCTTTATTATTAAAATGGGCGTTGAAGCCAACGACGTGATCACAGTGGGATCCTTTGCACTCATGGGCTACTGTATCTATCAACTGTTCCTAGTCCGTGTAAGCCAGCTGGAGTCAGAGGACAAGCGCACAGAAATGGAAAGCCGCTACAAATAACCCTACAATGCATAGGGTGGTTGACAAACGGGTAAATTGGCGTTATAATACATACTTACACACACTAAACAGGAGCACATTATGACAGTAGTAGCATTCAATGAAGCCGCAGTACAAGACGCTTGCAACGAAGCCGCAATGGCCGCCCGTACAGCCGCTAAACAGACACTGGCCGCACTGGGCGGCGACCGTGGCGCTTGTGGCTTTGCTTGGGTCAACGTTTGGGGCGTTCGCAGTAACTCAAAGCTGGGCAATGCACTCAAAGCCCAAGGCTTCCGCAAAGACTACACAGGTGCACTGAGCCTGTGGAATCCCAGCAAAGCCGCAGTCCAGAGTTTGGACGTTCTGGAAGCTGGCGCCTATGCTTACGCAGAGGTTCTCAAGGCCAAGTTGGGCTTGGAGAAAGTCTACGCCGGCTCACGCATGGACTGATAAAAAGACGCAGGCTCTGCAACACGCCTGAGCCTCCCTCTTCCCCACTTCGGTGGGGTTTCTTTTGGCGGTGGTGGTCGGTGGGGTGGGGTGGTAGTAAATTAAAACTGTTGCGTAAAAGCTACAGCTTGCAAGCCAAAAGTTCTCACAAATTCTCTCAAAGTTCTCCCAAATCTTTTCCCAAAAATCCCACCCTAAAAAACTTCGAGTTAGACTAGATCACCATGGCCACAGATCTCCAGACCTTTAAAATTTTGCGCGGCAATTTTTTACACTATATAACTAGGCCGGTGCATTAAATATCATACACCTGTATATGTATATGCACGATCACATCATTCCCGGCTCCCTAACATGGACCACTATAGAGGGTCTTGACTACTGCTGTGTGCAGGTCACTGAACATCGTTGGGACACGTGGATATCTGGTCCCAGGGGAGTGTACACTGCGGCGGATATAGGACAGTCACCCGCAGAATATTATCAACGTTATCCCGATAGACTGTGGGATCTCTATCATTTAATCACAGTAGTAGCGGGTGGATTTTATCACTGTTGCTTATCGGGCAAGTGCAGTCTATATCGCTCTAGCTCACGTTGATCCCACCACAGCCACCAGCTTGGAGCATGTGCTATGGCCATTAACAGCCACATTGCTGGCATACCCCAACTATTGCTTCCACATACGCTTGCGGGTTGTGCCAGTTCCCAAACTAGACCCACTAGAAAAGCGGGTGTAGGAGCCAGAGTTATCAGTGTTCTCAGTTTCACGCTTTATTCAACTGTTTAAGCACTTGTTCAAAGGTTTCACTGACTTCCCATGTGCCGTGTGGTGGGCAGAACAAGAATGTCACTGTTTCAATGTCACCGTTTTCTCTGGTTACCACACTGTTATGTGCTGTCACTACTAGATCACGGTCGATGGCTAATTTTGTCCCTTTATGCTGTGGACTAGCGTTGGTTAAGTTTAAGTACATAGTGATCTTAGTATACAGGGTTTAAAAAGTGGTTGTCAATGATATTTGGTGGTTTGAAAATTTTTTTGAGCAAATTTTTTAGCCTGTATATGGGGGGTCTGGGCTAGGTCTACTGTATAGTCACTGTGCGAGTATTGTATATCTAGTTTATTATCAGGGTAGATAATTAATTTGAAAAATCGTTTTTACCGCGGTCGCGCTTCGCGCTGGTTGGGCTCTCGGCTCCTGATCTGGCTGGTCTGATCTGTTACTGTGAATAAATACCTGTACTATGGCATTACCCTCGTCCGGATCGTTATCAATGAGTCAAGTCAACACTGAGTTGGGTCGGCCGTCCCGTCAGGGCATTTCATTGAATGACGGCCAGGTCCGTAGCTTGGCTCAACGTCCCAGCGGCACTATCAGTATGAGCAATCTACGTGGTAGAAGCCTTGAAAACAGAATTAACTTGTATTATAGCTACTTATGGTTCGGTGAAGAAGGTTACACCCTTAGTCGGACCTATCAAGATCCAGGATGGAGCATCAATGGCTACAGTGTGTTTGGCATTTTCACTGAAGGATACTACTGGGGTAACAGCTATAGTTACCTGATAGTTCGTGGTTACGCACCACAAAACTTGTTTAACTCTCTCGTTGGCTGGGACGGCAGAACCTATACACCCACCGGTGTAAGTCCAGGTGGTGGTGTTATGTATAGTTTTCAACAATTCGGCAATTTGACCTACTGGTTCTGGTACAACAACGCCTACGGTGGGGGTCTACTCTATGCTCCTCCATATTACAACGGTGACGGCACTCAACTCTTTATACAAAACTAAAAATTTAAATCGCGATAAATCTAGGCAGATCGTACACTGACATTGGTGGTCAGTACCCAACGTAGTTCGCCTTCGCGGCCCTGATGTACCTGTGTTCTGTGCTCTAGCCAACCTGGAAATATCATCACATCACCTTCTGACACAGGCAGGGTATGCCACCCTCGGTTTGGTCCGCCTTGGGGTCCTGTCTGCGGATGAAAGCGCCAGTAGGCTGTGTTGGGGTCATAGAACTCAATGCCTCCACTGTGTTCAGGAACCTGTATGTAGGCACTGACCGCGGCTATGACTGTGCCGTGTGTATGTGACAGAGTCTGGCCTCCACGATCATGATAGTTGGTCCAACTCTGCCCTATTTGAAACTGTGTATGAGGCATGATGTTCCACTGTTCAAACATTACTCTGCGCACCACGGGACCCAGCCACTGATAGAAATCCTGGAACTCCGGCATGTTGTGTGGTCGGTCCACACTGTTGCTGGCACTGGTAGCGGCTGCCCCTACTTCCAGGTCTAGATCTATGGGTCTGTTGTCCACACATTTTTTCAGTGCAGGTAGCACACGATCTTTGTCCCATTTGTAGTGAGCTCGGTGTATAAGCTCGGGAAAAACTTTCAAAGGTTCGCTGCTCATAATCTCAGCAATGGGTGTAATTGCAGTGCAATGTTAGGATCAATGGCGGGCTTGGGTAAAACAAATCCTTGTCGAAGTCCATGAATTAATTCAGTATTAGGCACACACTCGCGCAAGGACTCATTGATGTAATCTGCGGTTTCCTGCCAACCCCGAGACCATCTTGCCCGTGATTGATCACTGAGAATGGATTCAATGTTGTCCATGTTCATCCATCCATAGGCCAACATGGGATAAATGAACACTCCGTAGCCTGAACCAGCCCAACCTATGTTCCAATCACTGACATGGGGCCATCGACGGGCACCGGTGTCCCTGAGTCTGGCCACTGTGGGCCTCATTGGTAGACTCTGTTGTTTGCGCCAAAATTCACTGTCATTTCTACCACTGCGATAGTGTAGGTGTATGAGATCAGCATAGTGATCAATCTGCTCTGTGAGACGTTTGCTGGACCATTGATAAGAAGAATCATCTTTAGGCAGTATGTTGCCCAATAATATGCTATTAGTCAAATGTTCCAATTGTCCTATGGTTCCGTGTATGCTAGTGGCCTGCAAGGGTTCTAGGAAACTACTGGCCAGGCCTATAGCACACACATTCTTTTTAAATGGCTCTTGGACTCGTCCGGGATCAAATTTAATGGTTTTGATTATTTTAACTGGTCGACCTACTGTGTGCTCTATTTCTTTCACAGCCTCATCGTAGCTGATACAAGAGCTGTCATAGACATAGCCACAGCCACGACGGTCTTGTATGGGTATCTGCCACATCCATCCTGCATTCATAGCACGAGCTTCTGTCACGGGTGTTATAGTTTCACCTGGCTGATAATCCAGTAAAAAAGGCAGGGCAGTATCGCAGGTTAGACTATCTCGGTAACTGACCCAGCCCATGTCCATTTCTTTGGCCAGTATACGGGCAAAACCTGTGGCATCTATCCAATAATCTGCGGTCACAGTCTGTCCGTTGGCCAGATCGATGCTGGTGATATTTCCATCACCGTCTTTGACACAGCTCTGATACTCGCTGTCTATCAGAGTAATTTCATCCAGTATTTTGCTTTTTAAAAACTGTCCAACCAAGTGTCCGTCAAAGTGATAACTGGCTATTTCAAAACAATTGCCGTCTCGGGTTACAGTGCTAAGATCTCGTTCTGCTAGTTGTCCACAGAGTGTACTGCGATGAGCTAGGTCTGTGCCCTGCGTCAAACAATGATAGATTAATTCGCTGTCCCAATCATCTCTTCTCGTTCGAGTGTTACCAATGGGTGCTATGTAACTCCGACCATCACCTTGCCAATTGTGAAATCTAATCCCTAATTTAAAAGTAGCCTTGGTGCCCAATAGGAATTCTGGAATACTGATTCCAAAACTTTTTATAGCATCAGGAAATACACCTGTACTACCTTCGCCTGCCCCTATGATAGGAATCCGACTGCTTTCAACGACTGTTATTTCGTGTTGATACGGATGTTTACGTAACATCCAAATTGCTGCCAACCAGCCTGCTGTCCCACCACCTAAGATACAAATTTTCATACTGTAATTATCTCTAATTATATTGGGTTTTTACGTTTTTGATGTAAATACAAATACTGCCAAAAAAATACTATGTTGCACATAATTCAACGATTAGATGACCCTCTCACACACCTAGTGGCCGACGATCCAGTGAGGCCAGAGATACCGCTTGATTTTAGAGTCAGCGATAACAGTGAAATTTTTGTTTGGATAGACGATGACACTGGTAGACCGGGTGCCGCAGTATGTGTGGCCTATCGTGACTCTGTGCCCAGCACAGTCAATGAATTGATAACCTTGGGCAGTGAAGATGCCAAGGTAGCAGTATTTTATACCATTTGGAGTTATACTTCAGGCAGTGGTCGCAAATTAATTCGTGCTACCCAAAGCTGGATCAAAACCAATAAAAAGAATATCTCTGAATATATAACATTGAGCCCTCCCACTGAAATGGCTAGAATATTTCATCTACGGAACGGTGCTACAATATGGCGTACAAATTCTGATACTGTAAACTATCAGTATCAATAATTATTTCTATAAAGAATTTCTAGCTGTTCAAGAGCTAGATCATAATCTTTGGTCACCCTTACAGCTATACCACCTGCAGCCGTCCATTGGTCGCAGTTGTCACGACGATCGTCGACTAAAATATCTCCGGGTTGACAATGGCGGGCTTTGTCATAACTGTAGGGACCAAAACATACCCTTACACCTGGATAGTGTTCTTGCATCCATAAAATCTTGTCTTGAAATACTTCGGGCATGTCGTTGCCTTTGGGTATGGCTGTGAGCATACGTAATTTCCAACCTAGCTCATCTTGGAATTTCTTTGCCAAGGCCATCATCATATCTGCCTGAGGCATCTTAGGAAGATGTCTATAAAAGTTTTCCTGAAGTTTAAGTTTATTCCATTCTTCGGAGGGCCAACGACCTGCTTGTGCGGCTGCATCACTGGCTGCTTGATCTTGATTTAAAAAGTTTTGGGCGGCTGTATTGAAGTCTGCAACTACACCGTCCATGTCAATGTATATACTGGGCATAACATTAATTATAACTGAGTTAACCAACAAGTCAACAAGTTTGAGTAGAAATTAATCTATGCTTAAACTTTGATCGTGTAGACGATCTACCAATGTCTGCATACCTTCTACAGTTTTGTCATTGCGTAGACTTTTATATACAAGGTTAGGTACGCTAAATTCACCCTGTTTACTGTTTAGGCCAGCTTTTCTAAATTTGCGTAGCATTTTTAATACAGTTCTGCAAATTGCTAGATTGCCTGTGCGCATGGCCAATCTAATAATATCTTTCCATTGTTCAGCGATTTCTTTGACTTCTGCCTCATCATAGAATGGTAATTCTTTAACAGGAGGTCTAATCCATTCTTTGTTCAAAATACTGTAAGCGGCACTGACTGTGGGATTCTCGCTGTCTTCTATGCCTGGCTCTACAGGGATATCTAGAACCTTGACTTTATATCTTTGTTTGTATAATAATCTTTTACTGTCAAACAATTCGGCTGCTTCTCTATCACAACTTACTTTGGTATAGTCGACAACAATGTGTAGATCTAAATCGCTGTACTCAGTATATGTATAGTTGGCATTTGCACCCGCTATGATAATGTCTTCAACTTCTAAAGGTACGTCAACAAATTCTATAAAATCTTGTGCAATTTTTAGTAGATGTTGAGCTATCTCTGGTCGTAGTTGATTGTCTTCCCAAAGTAAAGGATTTAATTCACTGTGAAGCTCAATTGGTTTAGAAAATTCCGTAACACGCATAGTCAAATATTTATCGTATTAAATACAGTTAGTATGCCTATTAAATCATATAAAGGACAGTTGTTAGCTGCCAATCCCAGTAATCCCAGAGACCCCTTGCATGGGAGTGTTATTCTTATGGTAGCACATAATCCTATCATAACCTTTGGAATTCAAATTAATCAACCCAATAAAGACTTTAATCTTGCAAGCCTATGTTCCGGAATAGGATTATGGTACGATGGAGAAGATACAGGATACTATGGCGGTAACATGAAAACAGAAAAGGTTCATGTTGTCCATACCAAAGACTGGATGGGAATGACCAGTCAAGACATCACAGACGATCTAGCGGTTACCAGTGACATCAGTGTGCTAACGGCATTATGTGCCAATGAAGGCCCTTCATATTTCAGAGCCTGTGCTGGATTCTGGGCCTGGGAACAAGGAACCCTAGAACGTCAAATGGATATTAAAAATAACTCTGCTGTTCATCGTTGGGAAGCTGTGCCAGCAACCCCACAATTAGTATTTGATAAATCTGGTACTGACCAATGGCACGATATACTCAGTGCCAGTGGACAATTCCAAATATCTAATTGGCTTTAATCTTTTTCTGGATTTAAGTTATCAAGCATATTGCGAATCAGCGGACCGGCTGATGCTTTAGGCCTAGGTTTTTCTAGACTAAACCCTTCCTTGGGACTAGCTCGTTCCCATCCTCCGCTATCTGCAGTCGATGTATTCACAACACTGGTACGTTTCAAACTATCCATTACAGAACTTGTGTTATTGTTACTGCGCTGTTGTCCGAAACTCTTTTCATCTTCTTCACCTAGATCTGTAATACGTAGTGTATCTACATTAAATTCTAAGTCAACTTTCTGTCCAACACCCGAGCTACTACGAGTCTTCATAAACTGGATTTGATAGCGTCCACGTTCCTTCATAGCCCTAGAAGTAAAGATACCTATGACATTATCTGCTGTCATAATCTTTGACAAACCGCCCGAAATGTGACTGTGATCGAATTCAATTTCTTCAACAGCACTACGATTTAACTGTGAGGCTGTAACAGTAATACACTGGGTTTCCATAGCCAAATTACGGATCTCTTCTGACACATATTTGTCTTTTACAAACAAATCGCTGGGCGATACCTTCACTGATAAAGGCATCATCAAATCGAGGTAATCTATGAGAATTACGTCTGGTTTTGCGCCTTTTTTGACCTGATATTCCTTCAAATAGGCTCGAATATCGTTACAATTTTTCCCCGAAGGCATGTACTTAACTTGCAGGTTTCCTGCCTTTTTACCCAGCATTTTAACCTTTAATTCTACATCATCGATGTTCTTAAAGATCTCACGAGTTGTGATACCTGTCATCATAGAATCCAAACGCATGGCTACTAAACCTTCACTCAATTCGAATGTTAGGTACAGTACATTAAGTCCCTGTTGTGCCCAGTTTACACCCAAGTTAGCCAGGAACAAACTCTTACCACCACCCGATCCTGCACAGAAAATGTTTAACTCACCGCGGTTAAATCCGCCATAGAGTTTCTTATCAATGCTGGGCCATCCTGTGCTGATCTGTCCGTTGCCGTCTTTGAGTTTGGTCAGTCTAGATCTAGGATCTTCAAAGTAATCTGTACCCATATCTTTGTTTAGGCTGACCTGTATTGCATCCTTGATTAGTTTTTCAACCGGATTATATTCACCTGATTCCAGTAAATCGGCACTCTTAAGAATTGCACGTTCTAGAGCTTTGTGTCTACTAAAAGTCTCAAACTCATCTAACAGCCATTCATAGTTTTCTTTAGGTAATGTAATAGTCTGAAGATCAGTGCTCACTGCTGTGTTCACAATCACAGTCTCAGGCATTACCTTATATTCATCAACATATTTGGTAATAAATTCTGCTGTGGATTTTAATCTTTGATCAAAATTCTCTGGATCAAAGATGTTCTGGCACCGGGCAAATGTTTCTGCATCTGAAAGAAACATTTCCAGATACAGTTTCTGCATATCGTAATTATAATTAGGTTTAGTCATTTAGTGCTTCAAGTTTTTTCTTAAGTAGTTGTATTTTTATCTCGTTGTCTTCGCAGTAGTGCAAAATTGTGGCCAGTGTATATAATCGTCCGTATTCTTTGACAGCATCTGCAACGTCTTTGATATTGTCACCCCAAGGTGGTAAACTAACGGACCAGCCATTGGCCAGTGCTGCCTTGATCAGTTTAGCACCTGGTTTGTCTCGATCAGGTACCGCAATAACCTTTTTTCCTAGACTATTGATTCTAGCAATCTGTACGTCATTTGGCTCATTGGTCATAATGCTAACGCCGTCCACTGCAATAGCATCAAACTGACCTTCTACTACTATGACAAACGCTCTGTTGTCTCTCTGCGAATCTATGTTAAACACATAACCGCTTTGACTATCGGTGAGATATTTAGGTTTTCCGGCTTTGATTTTTCTACCTGTGTATCCTACTATTTTTTCATCTTGATAGAAAGGTATAATCACACGATCTCTAAAGCCTGCTGCCGCACTCCAATGCCAGTTATACCATTCCCAGCCTACTCGTCGCTCATCCATTAGATACGAGATTACATCAAATAATTCAGCGTCCTGAGCGCCTTCAGCTACCCAGGTATCTATGGGCAAACAATCTTCGGGCAAGGGTATTTCTTTTAATTCAAAACTCAAATCTCTTTTAGCAGTAGGTTGATCTTCTTTTAATTTAAGAGCATACAACCCTAACTTACCTATAGTATCAGAGGACATTCCCAGCCAGCGAAATAGGTCTTTGGTATTTCGGCTTAATAATTTTCCAGGAGTCCAACCTGCTTTAAAATTACAATTGAAACAGTGGTATTGGAAGCCGCCATCTGGAGATGTTCGAATACCTCCACGCTTTCTATCGTCACGACTTTCACCATTATGGGTGCAACACACAGCATCAAAACTAGTCCATCCACTTGGAGTAGTCTTACGCTTAGGTGGTAAGAGAGCTAGTACGGCTGATTGTATTTCATGCATCTATACAGTTTAACTTCTGTACAGGAATTTGTCAAATGTTCCGCGGTAATTATAGTTTTCGCTGTTGTCCGTTTCAGTTGGACCTAGCCCTGGTACATGCCAAACTTGAACCCAAGAATAAACTCCGTTGAAATTCACAGTGTCAATTCCGGTATATCCATTGTATTCTTTGGTAAAAATTGTAGAATAGCTACCAAGATAATCTGGATTGTTGTTCAATGTTGCTTTGATATAAACTGTACCTTTGAACCCTGACATATAAAATGCCATGGTATGTAATCCAGAATTGCTGTTGTATTCGGGATTGGCATAGACTGCTCTGCTTTTAAACTCATATAGATCAATTGATGAATTAAAACTTTTTTGGAAATCAGCAACTTCTACAGATGGTTGTAAAACAGGATAAGCATCAGATTGTAGATGCAATGTGCCATTTATACCGTAGTAGGTATTAGAATATGTGGGACTGTAACTACCTGTGTCGTCTAAAGATTTAATTACAAATTGATAACTACTGCGGGTTAAATCAATAGTATCACTTTCTTCTAATGTTAGGGTGGCTACACCTCGAGTACTGGTTGTAACTCCGTCGTCTAATATGTCTAACGGTTTTTCTACAATCAATCTTTGATTAACAGCATCGAACATACTGAATACATAAGTTGCGGTGTTGCTGATAGAAATACGCTTTTGGTCACTGTTCTTGAACTGAATCCTCACAGTGTTTTTAAGACCTTTTTGTACTTTTAGATCGTGTTGATACATGACTCGATTAACTCCGCGAATGGTAGGATCCAAATCTAATATTACGGCAAGATTATTTTGGTATAAATAGACTGGTAAATTTTGCATAACCTTATTTATTGACAATGTCCACTCCTGACCAGTTCCAAGAAAATTATCCGTTCGTTAGCTGTATTAAATCAAATGATATAGAATACGTTGGAATAATCGTTAATTTCGATGATTTTGTAGCCAGCATATATGATATCAGTATCATCAAAAGTGATCAAGATAAACGTAAATTCTTAGAACTAGGAGAAGTTTGGTGGTGGGAAAGCAATCGTAAGATTCCTATCAATATCTTTTTAAAACAAGAAATGTCTGAATTCAGATATGCTATTAAAACATTTAACAGCAAGGACGTCGGACTGATATTCGGTCCAAAAGTAAATCTAAGTGAGATTGCGGAAAAAAGGATTAAACGTAAAAGTATTCAACTAGTACGTAATCCTAGGCGTAAGGATAGCTAATACCTTCGCAGATTAAATTCATCTGTACCACAATAACGTGGGCATAGGCCACAGCGTGAGCCTTCTTAAAATAGTATTCATCCCCAGTTGGTTTGATCCAAACTTCTTTCATAATTGTATCCCAGTCCTGTCCAATTAAGTGACGTTTAGCAGGACGGATCATGGCTAGTACTGCTGCCAATTCTAAAATGCTTTTAGGTTTTGCCTGGGCTAGAATAGAATGATGTCCGCTTACATGAAACAATAAGTCGGTGAATTCTTTTTGTTCTAAAAGGCCCCATAATGGTTCAGTGGCCAGTAGTTGTTGCAGGTGAGCTTCATCTCTTACACCTTTGTAGACACTGACATTTAAGAAATCAATCTTAAAGTAACCTCTATCCTCTGCTTCTTTATAATCTATACTTGCTAATCCAGTAATAGGATTGCAGGGAATAGAGTGACAATATGCGCCAGTATTGTGTTTTTTAAAAGCACCATTTTCTTGGATAGCCGCAGGAACATTCTTGATAACATCGAGTACCTTTGCTCTATCTAAAAAATCAATGTCAATATCCGGCATTTCGAATCTCGTCGTAAGATGGTGCGTAGTTACCACGGTGTTGGACAGTAATACCTGCGGCTACATTAGCAAATATTATAGCTTTTTCTATGTCTTTTGTAAAGAGATATTGAGTAGCCAGTGCTGCCAAAAATGTATCTCCACAACCGCAAACATCAGTAACTTCTGCAGACTTGGTTGGAAATATGTTACCATTGTACATTGCGCCTTTACTACCTAATGTAACAATCAGGTTATCATGATTGGATGTGGCATTGTTATATTCTAGTTCATTGATTTTAATAAAAACATCAGGAAGATTGAACATACTTAGATCCCGTTTTTTAGTATCAATGAATACAGGACACTCAGAATTTTTAATTATCTGATGTATTTGAAACTCAGATAAAAATCCTTTATTGTAATCTGATATCACAATAATATCATATCCATCTATGGGAAACGGTGAGTCACCGCTCCAAGGTACAATTTCAGGTTCGTCATCTACACGTAACATGTGCTGACCCGAACGTTTGTCAATGTATCGAGTTTTTTTAATTATTTCCTCATTGGTTATGAAGTCTACATTGATGCCTAAGTTTTCAAAATTCTTTTTGACATTAGACGCCATACCAGATACAGTTTTTGTTTCTACAATTTTAATAACAGGCACCGGTGCCTCGGGGCTTAATCTATCAATAGTCCCAATTTTATATTCATCAACACAACTATCACCGATTAGTAATACGCTGTATGAGTCCGGTTGTTGAGTAGTTTGTGACAAGTTCATAAAATTTAATTTCTTTGCAGAGGTGTTCTCCTACAATTGGTTTGCCCCTATAGTCGCTGCCTTTGACCATGACATCTGGTTGATAGGTTTCTAAGATATATTCTAATTCAGCTTCATCGGCAAAATACCAAACTGTATCAACACATTTTAAACTCTGCAACATAAAAGATCTATCATTTTGGTTGTTAATGGGACGCTCGGGACCTTTAAGCTGTTTAACTCTAGTATCTGTATCAATACAAACTAATAGATGATCTCCAAGACTTTTTGCGTATTCTAACATTTCGATATGACCCCTATGCAGAATATCAAATGTTCCGTTAACCACTATTTTTTTCATTTAATGACCTTGTTAATTTTGTCATGTCTGCCTGAGTGAATTTTTGATACTGTTTGGCAACGTTATCTGGCATTGGGATATATTCTATTCTAGCATTGTATTTGTCTGCAATTATACGAGCCACACTTTCAAAAGATGTCGCTTGACCTGTGCCTAAATTCCATATTCCAGTTTCTTTAACATTAAAGAATTTTTTATGAATATCGGTTAGATGTTCGACGGGAACAAAGTCCCTTAGGTAGTTTTCGCTGCCTTCAAATAATTTAATAACTCCGGTTTCCTTGGCCTGTTTTTCAAACTTATGGTAGGGACTTGCTTGATCACCTTTGTGGTCTTCATAAGGTCCGTAGACATTAAAATATCTAAAACCTTGTACAACTATGTTATCAAACTTGGTGCTTAGAATATGTCTGTCAAACAAATACTTACTCCAGGCATAGGGACTTTGTGGACTCAGAGGAGCGTCTTCTTTAAAATTATTTCCTAATCCGTAGACACTGGCGGAACTGGCATATTGCAGATTCACTCCATTTAGTTGACAGGCCATTAATAGTATACAGCTAAAGTCGTGATTTTGTCTCATCACTTTTTCGACATTAGTTTCAGTGGTAGAACTAATTGCACCTAAATGAATGCACCAATCTAATCCTTCCATTTCCGGGGGCTCATCTCCCCAATCGTAATATGATAATTCGTGCTCGTCTTTTAACGCATTGACCATGTTCTGGCCAATGAATCCTTTATAACCTGTGATTAATATTTTCATTTTTGACTGTCGCCTTTACCTACGCGATAATTGTCTTCGACTGAATCAGGTGTACTAACTTCGATAATAGTACCTTCTTCTAGGCAAATAACCTGATGGGGAAGCAATGGAGGATTATGCCAAGTTTCGCCTGCTCCTAATTCATATTCTGTTTGTGTGGCATTGGCTGTATTGATAACAATGACTTTAAATTTCCCATCTAACACATACCATGTTTCATCTTTGTGGGCATGAAAATGCATACTGAATTTTGCACCGGCATTAAACTTCAAAAGTTTACCACAGTACTTGTCGTTGGTAGCCCAAATTAATTCATGTCCCCAACCTTTTTCTACAAAACCTTCTAATCTCATTATGCTATCTCCTTAAATCTTTCTAAGAAACTTTCTAAGTAACAACTATATTCTCTGTCAGTACCGTGTTCACTATAGTAAACCCAAACATTGCCTTCTAGATCTACTACTGATTTGACATAGAAAATTTTACCATTTCCGCTCCACCATTTACTTCCAACTCTAGGTGTCATTATAATTCTCCGCTTTCTGCTAATTTTAAAATAAGACTATAATGTTCATAGGCTTTTTTTACAGCCGGATATTTTTCTCGCAGTCTTTTTTCTTTGTGTTTTTGTTCCATCATAATTTCAAACATTTGATAATGATAAGGTCCGTGATTTTTTATATTATTAAAAACTTGATCTTCAAAATCTTTGATACGTTCTAATTCACTTAACGGTATTTCTACTGTGTACAATGGTTCAGTTTCATGTACAACATGAAAGTCATTGATCTCATTATAATCACTGGGATTTTGAAAATATCTAGGACTAAGTGGCCTAGCTGTTGCATATCTTTTATTTGTATCAACAACTTTGATATTATGTTTTCTGCAAAACTCGTTCATGTTAGTTCCATTTCAAAGAATAAAAGACTGCGTGTTTATCATTATAAAATGTAAAGATAGTAGTTTTTGGAATTTCACCAATCATTTCATCCCATCGACTTTGATTATAAGCAAAATCAAAATCTTTACCTTGTACCAAATTAGCTTTTCTAAGTTCTGTGACTTTTTCCAAAGCTTCATTAACTTCGCAAAATATTTTAATCGAAGTTGTCATTTACTTTAAATTAATCTCTGAACATATCTCTTTGACTAGAGCAACATCTGCAGGCACTTCTTTGAATTTTCGCAGCCAATAAGGAACATCAAATGCCGGAGCAATCATATCTAATTGTTCATCACTCATGTTTTTAACCATTGTCTGTCCTGCACCGGTATTCAAAATCACCCAAGGACTAATGTGGCCATTGCGTATATCATGTACCGCTTTATTTAAACTTACATAATTGAAGTAATGATTAAATTCGGCACCGTGTTCGTCAGCCCATTCCATCATAGTTTGTATACTGCGTTGAACTGCGCTTTCTACAGGCTCGACTTTGAGTATCTCAAATAGATACTTCTCGTATAGTTCATCTCTGCACCAATGATCTAATTTAATTCCGCTTTTAATCACGTAGTCAATAAATTTATCGGGATACAAAGGATTAACATTATTAATGAAACTACCAAATTTTACAAAGGCATTGTAATAACTGCTGTCTGCAAAATTGTCATAGGTCTTTAATTTTTTCGCATTCTGTGTTAGCTGCCAAAATCGGTTAAAGGCCATGAAACCTGCCTGTACCCTCTTTTCATCTTTTTGTAGAGCCCGCCTTTTTCGTTCACACATGTGAGCAATTAGAGTTTTATCTTTCATAAAACTCTTACCACAATGTACACAATTATAAGGTTGATCTACTAATGCTATCACTCGTATTCTTTCCGTTGTTTCTTATCAAATCCCATTTTGTCAAACAACTCAGTTATGTCTTTTTTATCCATCATCTTAGCCATCATCTTGATATCAGATATCTTCATGGCCGGATATAGCTCGCACAATAATTTTTCAATCTTGTTGACTTTTTCTTTTTTGCCAGCGGCTAGATAAGGATGATATGTCTGTACGCCTGCACCTGAGGCTGCAAATAATTTCCAAAGCAATGCCTTGTGATTTTTACTAAGTATCCAATGATTTTTATTGACCATTTCGTTGGTAGTCTCAAGAAACCATTCTTGCAGATCGGCGTCCCCTTGACAACTACTGGTATATCTCATCAATATAAATGGACTGAAAGATTTCCGTTCTTCATCAGAGAGGTTATTATAAAAATCATAATTTTTAAGATCAACAGCTTTTAGTTCACGTTTAATATCAAGCATAATTACCAATCTAGTGTGTTTGTATCTTTAGCGTCTTTGCTGAGATAATATACAGTCATTAATTTATCTAATGCAATTTTTACGGCAGGATTAGTTTCTGCAAGTTTTTGTATCTCGCACCATTCTGACCACGATCCTAATACTTCGCCAGGAGCACTACTACCAATACCGAGATTACCACTAGAATCAATTCTCATAAATTCCTTCCCTAAATGGACAATTTTAATTCCGTTTGACATATTAGGCGTTTTTATCTTTTGTAAGATAATAAGTTATTTTAACACGTTCTATGGCTTCTTGTAAAGCGGGATTTGTTTTAGCCGCTCGTCGAATCTCACCCCAGAGTTTATCTTCCATTATGTGGTCATGTAAATCGACATCACGACCAACTTCAATACGAGTAGCAGATCCACTTTCTCTAGCGTAGATTACATCGTCTACACGTTCATAGATATAACTAGCACCTGGTTTAAGTGTTCCCATATTACCAACATTTAGTGTAGTCTACAATTTCACTTTGACGGCTGACTTCTTTGACAAAGTACGCACACAGTGGTTTTTCACCGGCATGTAATGGTGTACACAATAATTGACCGGGTCGCATTTTTGGAAAATACCACTTAACATCTTGATAGACATCTATGATATCAATTTCGTGGAATTCTGGTCTAAAACTGCTCAATGGATTGAAACAGAATGTTTTGAATCCTCGATCATTTAAACTGGTCAATGGCAGAACTTCCATATCAGGACCTTCTGGGTCACCTACAATAGTACACCAATCAAGTGGCATGGCCAATTCATGAGAGCCTATTTGTAATACCGCTGCCGGACCTGTAAAACTTTCCAAGAAGATCAACGGAATAAAAAAGTGATCTGGATTTTGATTGTCGCTGTTGTCTAAAACAGAGAATCTCAAATCGTCATCTATTTCCTCTGGAAGATCGTTGAGATAAAATGTTTGATTGTTTAGGGATAATATTTGCATTATTGGTATTTTACTTTTTCAATGGCGAACGGATACTTCGCTTCTTTATAGAATTTCTTACGTTCTGTAAGATGCCTCTTCGCATACTTTGTAGATGCCGTGATGTCCCAGATTTGGACAAAGTCCTTGTCGTCTGCTTTTCTAATGCCTCGCCCAATGCTTTGTATAACGCGGACAAAGCTCTTTCCGGGCTCAAGAAGAACCAGATTAAAAATACGGGGGATATTAATACCCACAGCGGCCACACCATAAGTCGCCACAATAATCTTGTTGTCAGCAGTTTTAATTTCGTCATATTCTTCTTTGCGGTCTTTGGTTTTCACAGCACCTGAGATAAACACAGTATCGGGAATCAAATCTGTTAGCACACGGCCAGTTTCAATTCTACTGCATAATACTAGTGTATTACCAGTAGAGCCGATTTGCCTAATGATTTGGCTAATATAGGACATTCTATCTTTGTCCTCGACAAGAAATTTGTGTTCTTCAGCATACCCGCTAAATTCTTTCCATTCAGCTGTTTGAATAATGTTCACGTGACATTGTGCTAATACACCCTTGTCTTGCAACTCATGTGCAGATACACGATTTACTACTTCTCCTAGGCTTGCACGTAGACTTTGGAACTCAAAATCTTCTTTTGGCACAGTTCCAGTTAATCCCCAACGGATGCAGGCATTTGACAAATTTTGTGTTAACAATTTTTTAAGTACTTCAGCTTTGGCCATGTGTACTTCATCAACCATGACACATTGAACACCATCTAAAAATTCAGCAAGACTTAAAATATCGTTGTCATCATGCGATTTTTTCTCTAAAATATTCAAACTTTGCCAAGTTGCAATAATATGTGTTTTACCAATGTCTTTTCTGTCTCCGTAATAAACTCCGACGTCAAGGCCGCAGTTAATAAAATCTTCTTCTGTCTGTTCGACAAGACTCTTATTCGGTACAATAGTGATTGATCTTCCATATTTTTCACAGATTTTTGCCAAAGTTGCGGTGGTAATTGTCTTGCCAAAGCCTGTGGCAATTTCTTGTATGCATTGAGGATTTTCTAAAAATTTATTAATAACTTCAACTTGGTCGTCGCGAAGTCTAATAGGTTGTCCTGCAAAACGATGACCTTCTGGCCAGCATTTTTCACCCCAAAAATCTTCAGAAATTTGTTCAAATTGCAGAGATTCTGATATTCTTAGATCTTCTAATTCAACGTAATAATTTTTTTCTTCAAGGTATTCTAGTACCTGTGGTAGCATCGACAAATAGGTTGTTCCACCTAATCCGAAGAAACTGATAGTGCCATCCCATCGACCTAATTTATAGGCCGGACGATACCTCGCAGTGGGGTCTTCGAACTTAAATTTTCGAACCAATGCCTTTCGCGTGTCTAGATCAAGATTTTCTATCTTGACATTGACTTCGTCTTTAATAATTATTCTGCAAGAACCCAAAATTTATTTCCTGTTGGTTTTTTTGATCAATGTAATAGATCAAGTTTGGACAATTTTTTGTAAAATCTCTAACTGTATAATGAGTATTGGCAATTCCTAGACTTACTATACAGTTGATATGTGTTTTTTCTTTCAACAATGTCTTAGGAATTTTTGTACTAACAAACATATATTTTACATTCTCTGTTATAGGATTGTTAATACCATGTTCCTTAATGAATTGATTCAATTCTCTACCGGTATCATTAGGAAGTCGAAACAACACTGAAATTTCTTTATCTTCAACTCCTTGATTTTTCAAAAAGTTGTAGCAGAGTTCAAGTTTGCTCAACTCCGATCCACCTGGAATGATAAACAAACAAGGGTTAAGATGTTGAATAATCTCACTTAGATCATTTATTGGTGTTTGAGAGCTATCTACTACCAAACTCTTTGTTGGTTCAGCTTGAACAAACTGTTTTGTTGTTATTCCTATCTTAGTTGAATCTAGATATTGAGTTATCTCATCATCAAATGTAGTGATACCAAATTTTCTTGCCGCAAATACTGCCTCTAAAATAGAGTCAGTCTCTAATTGCGGTACCTGAGGTGGATGATTTTGGAATTGAGGAATACCATCTTTTAACACCAGCATAGGGACATGTTTTTCAATGTTCTGAATAATGGCATTTGCCTGCTCTAGGTAATCTTTAAATTCTTCATCGATGTCAAATTCGGCATTTTGTGCCAAATTATTAACAAGATTGATGTTCTGTTCGCAGAGATTAAACACCCAAGCCTTGTCGTCTTTGTCCCACATGGCAAACACCGAATCATTTTTCTTTTGGCGAATAAATTCGACTTTTGATTGGTCATAAGGAAAAGTGACTTTAATGGCTTTGCCCCATTGTTGGTGGGAAATTATCGAAATTTTCCTATCTGCACTGATTTTTCTCGGTTGTATCTTAAATTGAGGATTGTCCAACCAACTATCTATAGATTGCTTATAATGTACGGCTAATTTTTTATTGTATCTGGAGAGAATTTTAACAGCCAAGGTGCCCTGCTTCTCAGTAAGACCATTTCCTCTCAGAATTTGGTCGTTAAAACTGGATACAATGCCGCTGTCCCAGCGGTTTAGGCCGCCGAGCATCCACAAACTAAAAATTAGATCTTCAATGTACATTATAACGTAATATCTTCAAGACCGGCAGCTCGCAATTTAATGATATTGCTCAATTGCCATTGTTTAATATCAAGAGATTTGATAATCCCCAACCATTGATTTCTTAACATAGCAAACTCGTTGATGATTTTTTCCATATCAACCACATCTGCCTCACCTTCTACGTATTTTTCACAGTCTCGACTGCTCAATGCACGTTGATAGTTTTCAAGATACTTCTTGAAAGCCTTGCTACGGATCCTTCGGAGCTCTATGTTTAGATATTCAAGTATAGCTTCGATTTCTTGAAGCTGATTGAACCTATGTTCAACAATACCAGGCAAGGCAGCCGAGGCTTTTTCTACGTTTCCGTGTATTTTAACCTCAGCTCTTGCTGTGTCTAGCTCGTTATAAAAATGATCTAAGCAATTAGGTAAGTGTGCTATGTCTTTGCTGACTTTAGCATACCATGCCATTAGTAATCCTCATCTTCCTCGTGAGAATCCCAATCATCTTCGTCAATGTCGTCGTCAGATTGTTCATCACCCAACACTAATTGAATAGCATCATCAAGATGAGAATCATATCCCATGACACTTTCGAGTGTTGATGTCTCGACGTCTTTACCAATTAAAAAATCTACGTAATGCGTGGCCGCAATGTCGCGATTTTTCTCTGCAATGTACTCTTTAAATACATCCCAAGTTTCGATGATTAAACTTTCGTCCATTATGCCTCCTCAGATTCAGGTTCGATAGTTGATGAAACAGGCAGTGAGCTACTATCCCATTCAGACATAATTAGCATTAGCTTGTCTTCGGTCCAATTTTTGCGGAACTCTGCAACAATTTCGCCTGTGGCCTTACTAGTATATGCTAACTTGTTTCCTACTTTAGATAATATACCCATCTTCTCGAACATGTCAACTAATCCGGATGTCGGAGCCATACCTGTTGAGTAAGGAATCTTAACTTGAACACTCTCGAATGGTTTAGCATAGCGAGTTTTCATAACCTTACAGGCTGAACGGATACCTAATACATCACTGACCTTGTTGCCGTCCTCATCCTCTTTGAGTTTGAGTTTTTTCATAGCAACAACAATTGATGATGCATAGACAAAACCTTGGCCACCACTGATTTTGTCATCTGGATCAAACATGTCCTGACTTGCGTATGTGTGATTTGTACAAACCATACCTACATTGTAAGAACCAAACATGTTTACACAATTTCGAACCAGTGATGTAAGTGCTTTAGGCTTACGACCCATGTCACCTTTCATCTCACCTGCTTCAAACTGATTAACGTCTGTGGGAGTCAACAACATACCCAAAGAATCGATGACAAACAATACCTTTGGACGGTCTTCCTGAGGCATACTCTTGTAATCTTTCATGAATTCTGAAATGGTTTTTGCCACATCATCAATCATAGCCATGTTGAGTTTTAGAAGTTTTTCTTCACTGGTATCGACACCCAAATCTTCTAACCATTTCTGGTCCAAAGCGTTTTCACTGTCAACTAAGACAACAAAAATACCCTGTTCTTGTGCGTGTCGAATAATATTTCCAGAACAGATATATGATTTACCTGCACCAGATTCTCCAGCAAATACCGTTACCTTACCAAGGGGAACTCCCTTAAAGAAGTCCCCTGAGATAAGATAGTTTAGGGCATAGTTGCCAGTGCTGATCCAGTCTGTCGGATCATTGAAACCAATTCCTAAGCCATCAATACTTTTAGTGATAGACTTGCGGAACTTCGAAATATCGAAGGCCTTTCCCATGGTCTATCTCCTTAGTCTTTTTGGCGATTGCGGATCATCGCAATGATGTCTGCGGCACGACTGCCAGCGTCACCAGATGCTGATGGAGTTGCAGGTGTGGCTTTTGGAGCCGCTGTTTCGAATGGAGGATCTTGATCGTCAATGTCGTCTACTGGCGCAGATGCTTTCGGAGCAGGAGCGGCTGTTTTTGGAGCAGATCCAGTAGATTGACCACCACTCATACCGGCTGGTTTGAAGTATTGACCCCAACGATCCATGTCAAATGCTTCACCGTCAACAGACGCTTCAAACATTTCCTTGATAACTTTGAGTTCAACTTCACCTGGCTTCTTAGGTAGGAAGTCTGACAGTTTGAACAAACCGTATTGTGCAATTGCCGCTTGTTCTGCTTCGCTCAAAGCACGTTCACGACGAGCCCAAGTAGAAGTAGAGTAGTCAGCATAACCACCTTTGCTGGTTTTAGCAATCTTGAAATCCAAGCCACGGACATAGTCTGTTGGCAATTCTTCAATTTCACTGTCCATCAGTGCATTCTTAACAATGTTAAAAATCTGTGAACCGATAATGAAACGACGGATTGGATTTTCTGGAGTTTTACCGTCTTCGCTGAGTTTGCTTTCGCCAACAAAGCCTTGGAACAGATAACTCTTCTTTTTCCAGTATTTACGACCCATGTCTTCCAAAGATTTGTCTTTGAACCATGGACGTACTTCTGTCAAGATTGGGCAAGTTTCGCCCCACATTTCCATACAAGGAACTTGTACAGTTGTAGGCTTGGAATTAGTTTCACCTTTGATACCGGCGAATGGCAATTTGATCATTGCACGTTCAATCCAGAAGAAAGTGTTGTTTGAATCTCCATCGGGCAAGAAACGGACTGTAGTCGTTGTGCCTTCTGGCATATTCCAATGGGGGTAAATTGCGTTGTCACCACCGGTTGCGCTACCAGTGTTTTGTTGTGATGATGCTTGAAGTTTTGCGCGAATTTCTGCTAACGTTGCCATAATGTTTTTCCTTAATGTTGATTTATTATGCCTCTTCTTTAAAGCCCACTGACTAAAAAGAAAAACTGTGCATAGAGTTAACTATACACAGTTTTATTTATTAACGCAACCTAAA